TCAATTTGCAACACATTCGGTGCAATTTCAGTAGAACCAATGATCGTAGAAGCAATGAGAAGTTCAAGCATGATGAAAGTGAAAACGAAGAACAATAGATGCAAACAAACAGAAATTAAGCATGGATGATGTCATATTGAAGAGACTTAATGCACCAACCCATGTTGTCACTAATTGTATTTGTTAGATCTTCTTCAGTTGGTGAAGTCCAAAGACAATTTGTTGCTTCTGAAATGATCTCATTTTGTTCTTCTTCAGTGAGATCTTCATAGTCAAAATCAAACTCAATTTGGGTGACTTTGTAGTAGTTCATAATCAGTTCAGAGAGAATACTTTGGAAGTCACAAATTGACCATCTTGATCATACTTTTCATACGACCAAGTACCTTCAGTTTGTTCAACATAAGAATGAAGATTCCAGTTGCAATCTTCCTTGCAAAATGCACCACATTCAGGTTGAAAGAAATAACCTGTTGCGATCAGTGCGTCTTGGAAAGTCATTTGAAGAATCCCTTGAACTTCTTAAGAATACAGGTTCTAGACACCAGTGGTTGATTTAGTGGACGGTTTGATGATTGGCACACTGCTCTTCATAGAGTTTTACAATGTCATCACAAAACCATCTTTTTTTATCACTATCATTCATACATTTATCCAATTTAATTCTATTTGACTCCCATTCTTCAGTTGTAGTATTCTCATTCACGTTCTCTGCATGATTAAGAATAAATCCAGCAAAAGTACAATTAAAAGACATTGCATCCATTATATCTTGAGAACGATAGTATTCTTTATACAAAACATTTTGCAGTTTAGAACTTTTCAATTCTTCAACTACAGAATAGATACTCACTCTCTCAAAACAATAAGAATCAAAAGATTCGGGATACTTCTTCATTCTATCCTTCCATTCTTTTAATTGCATTTTAGAAAGTTCAAATGGATGATACTTTACATGAGAAAGTTCTTGACAAATTGATTCCCATTCATCATACTTTAACCAAACATTTCTTCTTGTCATCATCAAAGAATGATCAATACATCAATACAATATATGATTTTGTGCAATGTGGTGATTGATTGTGACAGAACTTGAATTGGCACATTGGTGAAGTGTGGTGGTAGTGTGCTTTGCTGTTGCACTTGAGACTCGCTGAGAACCCTGATGGACACTAGAGCAAAAACCTCAAAAACCTTTCATTTCATCAGTAATGTAAAAGACTCATGCACCACAAATGAAATTACAGAAAAAACTGTTTTTCATACAAACACAAAAAAAGAGGAGTATTAAACTCCTCTTTTTATCGAATTATCTACCAATCAAAAATCATCATCACTCAGAGCAGCATAACCACCCTCAATATCAGCATCTTTATCACTCACAAGAGTATCAAGAATCGACAGAATCTGATCACCAGTTTGACCTTGCTTGAGAAGCGAAATCATCACGGACTTAGACATAATCAAAAAGAAAAAGTAAGAGAGTGAATGAAGCAGTTTATTGTCATACTTCAGGACAAAAGAATCAGAATGTAGGAGTCTTTACTTCATCATCATAACGTCTTGAATAGAGACCTGAAAGAAACACAGAATCATGAACTTGTGGTTTGTCCTTATGTGCAAGTTGTTTACCAAACATAAAACAACTCCAAACAAGTTGTTTCGTTTCAATGTCACAAGCAGGAGAGTAACTACGCATGATTCAGTTCAGAAACAGTTTGGAGATTTTAGATTGCACAGAATCAGTCAATTCTGCTTCATCATCACCATGATCTTGAAACTCACTCATTGCATCATAAATTGCATACCATTCTTCATTTGTGAAAAACTCTTTGATGCTGGTAATGTCAGTCATTGAGTGGTGTTCCTTGAACTTCTTAAGAATACAGGATCTTGGTGTGGTTGCTACTGACCTTGTGCCAGTTCCTCAACTGTCTACATTTACTACACTTTCAATCATATCGTTCACATATTCTTCATCATAAAAGCGTGAAATCTCTTCAATCAATTCATCAGGTGCAGAGCAAGTTTCGCGGAGATTCTCTTCAATCGTTTCACTTGCAAATTGTACCAAACAGTCGAGGTCCATACCATCAACAATCGACTCGATGTAGAGTGCAAGCAGTTTATCGTATTGGTCTTGAGTAAGTTCCATTTTGTTTGTGAAGTTAGGAAGAGAAATCATTTATTCAGAAAGTTTTTGATGTAATGAAGAATTAGAATCACACCAAATACCTGCCAATAGGTGATCGTCAAACCAATCAAAAAGTGGAGAATTGCATACATCACACCTGCGATGATTGCAGCGGCAATTAGACCACCAATCAATGCACCAAATGCTTCACCAATTAACCCTACACTTTCTTCGATTTGTCGTTGCTTTTCAGGAGAAATAGTCATTTCAGAATGTGACGGAAATCAATGGACTTAATGCACCAACCAGTCCAAGATGTAATCTCTTCGACTAGATCTTCTTCATCATCTGCTTCTACAATCTGACCGATTGTTTCTTCAGTGATTGCGTTCATCTCTTCTACAGAGATTTCATCTTCAGCACCAGTGAAATCAAACTCAATGTCAGTAACTTGGAATTGCATCAGACTTCATCCCTCATTTCAGTGAGTTTATCATACAGAGCAGGAATGTCTGCTTCTGTAAGTTCAGTCAAGTAAATCCAATCGCTAGATTCAAGAACTGCCAGAAGTGCATCCAGTTCTTCAAAAGTGAGAGTGGTTTTAGTCATCAAACTGCACCTTGCATAAAGTTGTACTCTTGAACCAGACCAATGTTGTCACCAGTGATGACATAATCAAGTGCGATTCTCTCATCAATCTCGCGGATTGCATCTTTCTTGCTGATGCACTTCTGAGAGATTGTATCAACACCTTTCCAAGAAAGAATCTTGAGAATGTGAGTGGAGCAATCTTCAATGGGATAAAATCCCACGAGCATTGTTCCATCCTTTGACTGAAGTGTAGGAAACTCGATCATTGGGTGCGATCCCTTGAACTTCTTAAGAATACATGATTTTGAGTGCTTTGGGAGGACTGTGTGCCAGAAATCGAACTGGCACACAGTCACTTGACATCAGCGGAGATAGAGATAACCACCGTGCCAAGTTGCGTTCTCAAACAACCACTCACGATCTTTAATCAGAAGAAGATTAAATCTTTCAATCTTTGCAGGTGCTTTTACAGTTGCTGGTTTATACACACCACCAGTCTTCTTATCAATAAAAGCATGAATACTGTCACGACGATCACCAATGTGCATGAACACTTTGTGATACTTACGACCAGAAGAATCTAAAGAATAATGATACCCACTAGGAGCATCTTGTTGCAGTGCATCACACAACATCAGACCATACTTAACAATGTTAAGTTGGATGCTGTTCTTTGCATCTTGTTGAGCAACTTGATCAGCGAAAGTGGTAGTCATTTGCTTGAATTGCTTTGACTCTTTAAGAATACAGGATTTTGAGCACTGTGCCACTTGTACTTGTGTCACATGCTATCAGTTTCGACGCTGCAATTCTTTGATAAGTTGATTCAAATACTCATCTGCTTCTGGTGTCTTTAACAGTGCTGTATCTGCAATCTCAAAAGATAAATCAGAATCATCAAGTTCGGTGAGTTCTTCTACAGAATAAAAACCATAATCAGTCATTGAATTAACCTCCACCGTACACATATTCAACAATACCTGCTTCATCAAGTCCTACACTTTCAATAATAGTCACCTTGGCATTGTTGAACTCTTTTTGTGTTTTTTCATCCTTTATTCTCTCACCATTACAATCAGTAAAATACCCAAACTCTTCCATAAAAATCTGTTCACATTGAGGCATAGATTCTGCAGCAATGATACACATGCCGTCAGTGTAATCGTAAAGAACTTCTTTGAGAATGTAGAGTTTCATGGTTTTAGTTGTGCTGTCGCGGTCATAAACAACTTTTTCAAGTTCAGATAGAAGTTCAGGAGTGAAGTTTTCTACAATGGGTTGTGGTTCTTCATCATCATTGCAATCATAATACAATGCAGATTCATACTCCCATGCAAGATCTTCATCCAACAACATTAGATTTTCAAGTTGTTGTTCAATGTTGCGAATCAGTTGTTCTTGAGTTTCAGTCACAGTTCAATGCTCCAATCAGAATCGTTGTTGAGATTAACCCAGAAAAAGTTTTTTCCATTCAGTGAACGCAAAAATACACGATCACCTTTGTTTTGTTCAACAATACACTCCGATTCGGATTGCATCAAGTTACAGAATCGGTTTTTTGCTTTCTTAGATTTTGGAGAGACAAATGCGGTGTTCATTGTTCATTCCTCAGGAAATAGTTTCCAAGAATCAGGATTCAAACCAAACATTTCACACTGTTGTTCATAAGCAACACGTTGAAGAGTTTGAAGATCAGTGTTCAGAATTGCGTTTTTGATTGATCGACGCATCTGTGCATCTTGTGTGGTGTCAGTGATCATGGTTGAAATCCTTTGACTCTTATAGAATACAGGAAAACTGACACCGTGGAGATTTAGTGTGCCAGTTCCTCAACTGTCACCATTTACCTTGCTGAATGAGAATCTTTTTGATTTCAGTATAAATGAAGTGACGAAGTTTAGGGTCGGTAGTGTTATCAAAAGCATAATACAGTCGATTTAGATACTCATTCTGTGTAGCACCTATGTTACCATCACCACCGATTTCATTGAGTGATGAACCTGCCTGCACACGATTCTTTCCAAAGTTACCCGACACACGCCCAGTTGTCCTCAACTTCGGGCGAATCTTTGAGAGGTTAGAGTAAGTCATCGTGCTACAATGTCAAGAGTTTCCAACAGCATCATCGAAAGTTCCATCTGGTTCTCATCATCAACCACAGGAATGTTTGTCTCTACAAACTCACTAATCAGTTGGGCAAAGAGTTCAGTTGTGCGCTCATCTGCGAATAGAGCAGTGGCAAGTTCATTCTTGAACCCATCACGCAGAAGTTTGAGAGACTTTGTGACAGTCATTTCTTTGATTTGTTCATCATAAGTCATTTCAGTGTCAGGGATTGTGCTACTCATTTCACATTCTCAATGATAGATTTGATTTGTTTGAGATTATCATAAAGTTCTTTATTGAAGTCATAAATCTCACTCAAACCATCTACATTATTGTCTTCGTAGTTAGTTTCCTCACGGATTTCCCAAGACAAACCATCCAAATCTGCTGCTGTTTCTGTGAGAAAGTAATCAAGAGTTTCAAGTAAAGTCATTCTTCATCCTCCTCATAAGGGAACATTTCATCGTATTCTTCGTCAGTTAGAGTAAGATACTGAACATTAGCGTTCTTGTGCTCTTCAGCATACACTAACTGATAGTGTGCGAAAGAAGAAGGGTCAGTGCTGGCAAACTCTAACAAACCATCAACGAAGCAAAGGTAGTTCATTTGAATTGCTCCAGTACATCAATAAAGTGTTGAATACAATCTTTGGGAATGTGAATAGTTTGATATCCTGGTCCATTACCATCCTCCACACTCACAGTTCCATACTCATCGGCAGTGAAATCAAAACTAAAACCATCTTCATCGTGTTCAATTTTAATGTGTTTGGTGATAGTGTAAGTCATCGTATGTAGAGATACTTTTTGTTGATAATCATGTGGTCCAGAACCTGTGCTATCTTCTGTTCATATGTTGGATTATTGTGCTTCATACACTCCACATAAGCATCGTGGAGACGAGCATACAGATCTTCCCAGTGTTGTTTGTCAATCGGTTTAATCATTTGAACACTCCATTTACACCGACAATCTTTGCAGTTGGGTTTCGTGCTTGCGCAGTTTCGCGGGCATCTTTAGGAGAGTTTGCATAAACCTCTTCCTTAAAGACTTTACCACCAACGTAGAGTTGAACTTCGTACTTCATAATCAGATAACACCTTTACGGGACAAATACTGAATCAGGAGAACATTTCCTGCTCCCATACAGTAACCAATCAGAAAGAAAACACCAGTTGCCATAATCAATTAGCAGATGGTAGTTTGACTCAACAGATACAGTATAAGGGCACTGTGGGCGATTCTGGAAGGTCTGGTGGACAGTTTAGAGACTGTCCACCTTTTACGCATTAAATATATTCTTGTGCAATCGAGATAGCATCAGCAAAGGTACGAATATCCTCTCCAACACATTTGGAACAACCAGGACGACCAGTGCTAGAATCAGGATCTTGAAAATCTACCCAAACATCAAAAGAATCATAAGCAATTCCTGCAACGTAAGTGTTACCCTCGATAGGATCTTCTTTAATCAGTTCAGAAGGTCCACGACGAGCACGATGCTTGATAGAAACCTTAGGGTTTCCAATCATTTCATACACATCAAAACTGTCAGACTTCATGCGACGATAACAAACTTTCATGAAATCATCAGAGAGATCATTGCCAGTCTCGAACAGAATCATGGTTTGAGTTGCAGTCATGAAGTGATTTGTCTCAACACAGATACAATACACGATTTAGAGCACTGTGCTCATACCATGTGACAGTTCTTCAAGTGTCACTTAAGATTTCCAATGTTTAATCCTGTTTTAGGATTTGTCTTAGAACCACCCAATTCTTTATTGTAAATCTTTCCACGTTTTGTTGCGCCTTTCTTTCTTAATGCAACTTTTTGACTCGCTGACATACTATCAGGCATTGATTGAACTTCAGCAGGTCTACCTACTACTTTGTCTCCTGCTTTTCCACCAACTTGTTTAGTTGCAGATGGAACTGCTTTAACTTCTTTCTTAAAACTTTTTCCTCTTGAAATTAACTGTTTTGGGTCATTCTTTTGATGTTCTTGATCATCTTTTGCATGAATCGAAACATCATGAACTTGTCTTGATGTTCTATCACCACCTAACTGTTTTCTTAATGCTTTAAGATGTCTAACTCTTTCTGCTGTTGGAACAACTTTTTTCTTTGGTGCTCCAGTTGCAGTTCTTCCTGCATTTTTGAGTTTTCCTTTTACATTATGCTTTGCAAAATCACTTTGATTTTTATATGTGGAAATCACAGTGTCATGATGTGGAGAACTAGAGGTTACATTATCTTGTGGATAATAGTCTTGATTAGAAGAACGCTTAAAACCTGCTTTTTTTAGTGCAACACGATCAACAGTATCATGTCTTTGTGCTGTTCTTTCATATCTACTTCCCTTTGGACCTTTAGGTGCTAATCTACGCTTTCCACGTTCTCCAGTAGAACTTTCTGCTAATTCTAAGAACTCTCTAAAGGTAATCATTGAAATACTTTTTTTAAGTATTTAGAAAATGGATTTACACCTGTTCGCATTGTTTTCTTATATTGTTCTAAACCTGGATTAACAGCATCAATCTTTACATATAATTTTTCAGGTACATTTCCAAAATAAGATTGTAACCAAGGACATAACCAAACTTCTTCATAGAGTTCTGTATCCAAATAAACAGATCCCACATCATCAATTTTTTGAAGTTGAAGTTCAGTATCATATTGTTCAAAAGGATCCGTATTTACACTAATTCGGAGTTGATCTCCTTCTTTAGCAGATCGACTCATATCAATCTCAAAGTATTCATTCAAAACAAGTTCAGTACCATTGCATAATGGTTCCTCTACAGTGTTTTGATGTTCATGATCAAAAACCCAGATAGAATCCTTTTTAATTGCAGTGAGATTAAGTTGCATAATTTTATTATTTTCTCAATTATATCATAAAACACAAAGTCATGAAGAGAAATGTGACAGTTTTCAAAGTGTCATTCCTTAAATGTTTTCATCAGTTTTCATCCACTTTGCGAACAAAATGACGATAACCACCAATTTCTTGATCTAACTTATCTGCTCTGGTTTTTGCTCTCTTTTTGTTCTTATATGGTTTGCCTAATGGTTGTGGTTCTGCATCACTAGGACCATGAGGACCAGGACCATAGATTTGATAGGGCATTTCATTGATTTGCTCTTCACCTTCTTTTACGATTGAAGACAAATCAAATTTTCTTATTTTTCTTGCAGATCTGGTTGGTGTTGATGTCTGTCGTCTTTCTGGTTTTGCATCAGAATCTGCCATTCTTCCAATTCTTCTTGCAGTCTCACGTTCATCAGAAGAAAGAGGAAACTTATGTGTTAGTTTCTTTGCTTCTGTGATCTCAATAAACTCTCTGAAAGTTTTAAGGTTCTTCTTCGCTGCCATTTCTACAAACACTTTTTGAGTATTTATTAAAAAACCACCCGAAGGTGGTGTTTAGAGTTACCAAGATTTTGGAATTGTAAAATTCAATCTACTAAACTCACTGCGATCAACAATCTTGTAAGTTCCATGTTGGTTTGTCATGACATACCCTTCGTGATCGCTAAACTTACCATCAATCTCACAAGTAACATCAGTGTCAGATTCAATGAAGAAAAACAAATCCATCTTGATAGACTCAACTAACTTCCACAATCGTATCAAGTTAATGTCAACATCATAATTTTCTGCAATTTCATGCTCATCCACCTCCTTATCCTCACGAATGTAGGAATTGATAACTTTTTTCAATTCTGCTGCTTGTTTGTCATTCACAAAAGTGCAAAGAGTGCTCATTTGCTTAGCAAACTTACAGAAGTCTTCAATATCTTCACGATCTGGGCAGATATATGCTTCTGGTTGCACCCACTTCACATCAAGAGTATCAGCAAACTGTTTGGTAAGAGGATATGCAACAGCATTGCGAAGATCATCCTCACAGATATATTCAGTGTGAGGACAAATGATTACACTTTGCTCGATCACCTCATTGAACTTGTAAGTGATCGTATTGGGGAGATAAGTATCACTCCCGCCAGTACCAATAAAATCACCTTGATAGATACGATTTGTGCGAGGTAGACTATCAAAGCAAGCATGAAGAATAGTCGCAACTTTGCCTTCATGGTTCGCATCAATTTCTTCATGAGAATGATTGATCTTAATCTTTACTTTGTTGAAAACAGATTTAGTACCAACGAAGAACTTACCATTGGCAGGATTACGACCCCACACAATAGCAGGAGATCCATCCATCTTGACGCTGATAAAACTATCAGGTTCATACATCCAATCCAACACAGATAGATCACCTGTCAGGATTGTGTCTTCTGGATGCTCAATGTGCTTGTTTTGCATTGGTGTTTTGTTCACAAGTTCATGATAAAGCAAAAAAGGGAACCATGTGAGTTCCCTTGTGACAGTTGTTTAATTGTCCTCTTTCAGTTTATCTTGAGCAGATTTGCTAATTTTGCAGACTAGATTATTGTCATAGAAATACTTTACCCTTTCTCGCCGTGCTTGAAGCAGAAGATCATATTCTTCCTGTTGTTGGCGAGTGAAAGAAAAATCTTGACGACGCCAAGTTTCTTTCAGTTCGTTCAGATGAGGCAGAACATTTACAGTGTCAGTCATGATCAATAATCGTAGTTGCTGTTCAGAAAAACATTGAAGGTTTTGTCTTCATTTTCAACTTCATCGAAGAGATCCTCATAGGATGCTTCTGCAAAGTCAAAACCAGCAGACTCTTCAATTTGAATGTCATCAAAGTGGTTCATTGGTGTGTTTCAACTGAACAAATGTAATATACAGGAGATTTGAGTGCTTGTTTAGTGGTAGTGGACAGTTATCAAGGTGTCCACTTAGTAAGTAACTTTAATTCAGAGAGGAGAAAGCATAGTGCTTCCTACAATTCTTTTTACAAATCTATCTGAAGATGATTGTTGTTTTGGTTTTGGTGCTGCTGGTTTCATTGGAGCAGGACCAGCAGGTTTCATCGTAGATTGAAGATTTTTTTGAACATCTTTATCACTTAACTTATATACACTGCTTGGACTGATTGGATCACCAACTGCTTCACGACGCAATTCTTTTCTCAATTCATTCTTAAGTTGCTCTTTTTCTTGTGCTTTTTGACGCTTTCTTCTTTTTGCTTGTTGATAAGATGCGACACGTTCTTGTGATGCAGTTACTTGTTGCCTTTGTCTTTGCATCAACTGCTTTCTTCTTTCTTCTAAATCTTCAAGAACAACATCTAACCAATCTTCACTCATATTTTCAACAATAGCACTTGCTGCTTTTGCATTATCAACATATCCTTCAGAAATCAGATAATCTTGAATCATATTAAAATCATCAACTGATTCTTTCATCTTTGTATTGTATGTTTTATTATTCCAAGTGAATCCAGTTTTATTTGATTTACGGGCAGCAGCAAATGCTTTATCAAATGATTGTGATTTTGTTAATCCTTGGTCTGGATTTGCTGGACCCTGTTTTGGTTTATAGTCACCTCTCTTTAATGCTGCTGTTAAAGTTCCATCTGCAGTAGGTCTTGGTGCCATAACAGCAGCAGCAACACCAGCAGGAGTAATGTTTCTTAATGCAGCAACTGCACCAGCAACTTTAGACACTGGTTCAGCAACTTTTCTTGCTTGATTAGCAAATCTCTGAAGTTCTGGGAACTTATCCATATTAGGACCAGTTGCACGAACAGTAGCACCAGGTCTATAAGTATTTGGTTTTGTAGAAGTTGTTGTGGGTTTTGCTGCGGGTTTCGTTGCAGTTGTTGTGGGTTTTGTAGAAGTTGCTGCAGGTTTTGTTGTTGGTTTCCAAGCAGGTTTTGGTGCTCTTGGTTCAAGATTTGTTGGTTTAGTTGTCCCCATCACACCACCGCCAGTTGTTTTGTTCAATCTTTGAACATCTCTAAACTGTTGCGATCTTTGTTGTATTGCAACAGGTTTTGTTGATGGTTTATTGAGATCTAGTTTTAATTGTCCAGCAGGTTTATTGCCAAATCCTCCAGATGGTCTATTTGGTGGTTTTGCTTGTGTGGTTGAACGTGTTGAAACTGGTGTGCTAGAAGTAAAAGGAACTCTATTTGGTTTGGTAAAGTTCTGCGCTTTTCCTTTTGAAGTAATTAAACTTGGTTGTACCGCTGCTTCAATAATATTTCGTATTGTTTCTTCACTCATATTTGACATCATATAGAGTGCTTCTTCTTCGGTTGTTACATAACCTTCATCAAGAAGATAACTTTTTACAATGTCAAAAAGATCTTGTTGCTCATCAACTAAATTACCCTCTGGTTCATAATGTGCTTTTTGCAATCCACTCTTAGGAACATAAACCTTTTCACCTTTAGGAATCATTTGCTGCAGTTTTCTTGCTGCGGCATCATCAGTTGGTTTATCTAGAGGAACACCAATCTTTTGCTCATAGACATTTTGACATGCCTGGATTAGTTCCCTATATTCCCTCGAATTCATCTCTACAAATGCTTTTTAGTTATTTATTATCACTCAAATTCAAAAGGTTTATTTACTGCTCTCATAGGTAGAGTTTGCTATTCAATCTTTTTAGATGATTTTGCTAACTTTTTGAGTCGATCCGTAACTGCTTTTCCACCACTACGCTTTACAACTAGATTATCAATTTCTTTCTTTTTTGGTTTACCCAATGGTCCATCATAACTCTGAAGAGTATAAGAAATAGTTCCTTCACTGTCTCTCTTATAAGTTCCAGGAACTGCTTGGGGTGGAGTATCTGGTTTCTTTCCTTCACAGATTTCGTAGAACTCTCTAAATGTTAGCATTTTACTTATACTTTTTTAGATATTTAGTTTTACTCAAACTCAAAAGATCTATTTGATACTTTCATAGGTGGAGTTTGATATTCTGGCATATTAGAAGTTTCAACATATACTTCTATCTTAGTCTCATCATTCCAGTGACGAATCACACCAGCAACAATAAAAGCATTAGTAATCAAATACGTTGCAAAAATAAAAGTTCGGATAAGTGCTACCTTATCCGATTCTTTATCACATTTACTTGCTTTTTCACCCAACGCTTTCGCCCACCATCTCCAAGCAGTTTTCTTCTTCATAAACAGATTCACGCGACGTTACATACTCCAGTTGTTTCCATTGTTTATTATAGCACAGAACCAATACTCTCTCATTTCGGTGCAAACTACAACATTGATAGTTTATTTCATCTTTTGGTCTAACTGAAATCTCAATGGTAATGTATTCCTTACACTTAAAATAAACCCAACCTGCAACACCTTTGCCATCGTTCCAAAAAACATAGTCATTGACTTTGGGTTCGTAGATCATACAAAGAACTTTTCGACTCCTTGGTATTTAATAGGCATTGAAGTGTAGTTTCTTGTCTCGTTGATGTCTACACGAGCACCGATGGTTTTACTATTGATGGGGGCGAAATACTCTCTGGTTTTG